ATAGATTGTTATGAGAAGAAATGATATCAAGGTATAGTTGCCATCTATCAGGAGGCAATTCTACAATTTCAAATTCCATATCTTCAGGTGACATTGTGAAATCGGAAAATAGTTCATCTTCTGGTCCACAGCCAGGCAAAGAGAATGGTCTATCAGCGAGAGCTATCAATTTCTGCTCACGCATATACTCATCAATACGATTGAAATTGCCAAAATAATCTTCAAACACTTGGGCACAATGTAAGGCTTGTTGCCTATCTAGCTTCATAGTGATATCTTATCTTCAAATTTGTAATACTTCTTTAGGAATCTATTATACACTTTTTTATCGTGTTTGTCAAACAATTCCTTATATTTTTCCATAGCATTTGAATACCCCATGGTTCTCATCTCAATTACTGCCTCTTGAGCATAAGCATCAAGTTCATCTGAGTCACCGTAATATTCCATTTCTTCTTTTAATTTTAAATCAGAAATAGGGCATTTATATCGCCTTGCAGAAGCTTTGCCTCTTTTCCTAAATTGATATCTATGCCTTTTTTCATGCACATAGGTTTTAAATAGCTCATCAATAATTAACTTAGCTCCATTTTGACAAATAGGAAATAACATATCTTTATCATTTTCATTAAACACAATATATAATTCAATATCACTTTCACCATATTGCTTCATTTGATGAAAAAATCCACCAACAGTATATGCACTTAATGCTATATTGTCTCTATCAATCAACCTGTTTATTTGTGCATTTTCATTTTTAAATATTTTACGAGCCCAATACATAACTTGACCCATAGTTTTTTCTCCAACAAATTTTGGAGCAAACAAATGCATTCTTTTATGTAGAGATTTGTATTTCATAGATAGTGAAGGTAACCACCCAATATGTATTTTGGGCCGCTGATAGGTTTTTTGCCTGTATGCGGATGTGTCCATAGTGGTGGAAAAGCAAGCATTCTACCTGCAACTGGTTCAACAGCAATACTAACTGGAGTATTACGGCTTCTTTGGAATGTTGTTTCTCCGCCTTCGTTAACGGTATTTAAGTACCAAAAAAACACTAAAAATCGGCGAGCAGAAGCATGATCACCAACATCCACATGAAATGCAAACTCATCTTTTCCATTAGGTTCATACTTCTTCATGCGAAACTGTTCATAGCCTAATTCTTTTGGCCAGACCTTATCGTCAATAGAAAACATTTCTTTATATGAAATCAAATTTTCCTGCATCTTATCTAACAAAAGATTCTGTACATCACTCCAAACATCAGAGTGTTTTGTTATATTAATTTCAGTAAAGTGCCTATGACCAGCTAAGAATGTATCTTCTTGTTGTTCTTTATGTGATTCAAATCTTTCAATAATATCATCACATTGGTCTTTAGTTAGAATATTATCCCAATAACTAACATAGTCCATCATGTTTTAACTCCTTCAAATTTGGAATTGAATCTTCGCTCTCTATTACCAAATGTGTTCAATGGCTTATCATCATCAGGTATACCAGTATCTACAATACCTGCCTGAGCAGATGGTTCTGCATCATATAATCGCATCTTGGATCTATCAACACCAACAACAAATCGTTTATACAGGTTTGGATCACCATAACGATTCTTCAACTGTTTAATCATAATCTGATTCAATTGCTCAAGTTCTTCTGTACTAATCAAAGCAAACATAAAGTCAGCCGTTGCTGGCAAACCAAACGATTCTGAAGTATCTTCTAGACCAACATCAGTATTACTGAAACCACTTCTTGTTGTTTGTGTTGCACTAACAACTGGAATACCAAATTCAACAGCAAGACCACGCAGCTCTTCAGCAATAGATTTGATATAAGAATAAGAATTTACTGTGGCACCCATCTTAATTCTACTTGAGCAACATATATTCAGATAATCAATAAAAACAATATCTGGTGTAAAATTCTTCTTTAGTTTTAATTCATCTAACAAGGCACGAAAATGACCAGCATGAGCAGATGCTGTTGGATATTCTTTGATGATTAATCTGCCTTGAGTTTTGTCTTTTAACACATCAAACTTACGCAGATATTCTTCCCGAGTTAATGTTTGTAATTCATTCAAGTCAACATTCAATAGATTAGCATCAATTCGTTCAGCAATCTTTTCTTCTGCCATTTCCATTGTGATATACAAAACATTATGCCCTTGACTGATAGAAGCCGCAGCACAATGACACATGAACAAGGATTTACCAACACCAGTGCCAGCCAATGCAATGTTCAAAGTCTTGATTGGGAAACCACCCTTTGTAATCTTATTGAATAGGTCAAGGTCAAATCTAATACGAGATTCAACACGATGATAGAAGTCGTACCGTGAGTCGGAATCATTCATGTAATCGTGACCAACAGAATTATCAAATGATACACCAAGTGCATCACTCAATAGTTTTGGAATTTCACCTTTAGATTTCTTGTGTGTTTTGTCATCAAGGATTGAAACAGATTCCATGATGGCATTATAGATGGCTTTATCTTGACAAAACTTTTCTGTTTGCTCAGTCAGCCATAAAATTTCAGATGTTTCATTTTTATTATTATGAATCTCATTTAAAATATCTATGGCAGATTTCACTTCTTGCTCTGATAGCCTTTTACTTTCCGTAAAATTAATTACCAAGGCCTCGTGCGTTGGCAGAGTTTTATATTTTGATGTGAAGTCGTAAATTTCTTTGAATACATTTCTCTCATTGTGATCAGAAAAATATTCAGATTTAATAAACGGTACTACTTTTCTAGCATAATCTTCATGATTAATCAAATTCTTCAGGATTATCGTTTCTAGTCTTTTCATTTTTTTGCTTCAAAAGGATTTCAGTAAGTATATCACCCATTATTGTACTAAATTTTTCATCATTTTGCAATAGGTCAATGTCATGTTCACCTGAATGTACAATAGTATAACCGAATTGTAGAGTAGCTAAAGCTCCTTGTTCTTTAACTCTAACTTTTCCGTAGTGATATACAACACCGGTATATTCTCCTTGTAGGATCATAATACCGGTTAAATCGGAATTGGTAAAGTCAATAAACTTATAGTCTTTACCTTCTCTAGGCATCTTCTTCTTCCAAAAGCAAAGTTGGAGTATTTTCTCCCATAATGTTGCCATATGCAATTCCATATTTTTTAGTTACAAAATCTGAAAACTGAGAATCATTTAAAATTGATTCCCAAAATTCAGCTGTATCAGTTTCCTTTTCACGATACTTCTTATCCTCTATTTCGCCAGTATCCTGTTTGACCTTGGAAAACCATCCGTTTGATGGCTTAATGATATGTCCGGATTCAATAGCAATATCAAGTAGGCCTGACCAACGGCTAATGCCGCCATTAAAAGACACAGTAATAGGAATTTTAGATTTTTCTTTAACATATCTTGATTTCTCCACATTGATGATGAAATCGTAACCTTGAATAGTTTTAGATTTTTCATCTTTGTCTTGTTGTCGGCCAATAATATAAATGTTATCAGCCGAGTAATAACTTCCTGTTCCACCACCAACAATATCTTTAGGGAACATTCCGATTTCCTTATATGTATGATTTACCACAACCATAGAAATATCTTTAATGTTTAAGTGTGGTGTTACCATGCGGAATAAAGATTTAACTTGTTTAGCACGACTCATATCTGCGACAGATTTACCCTCAAGTGCATCTTCCACTTCTTTCTTTGATGCCAAATTACCAATAGAATCTAGAATGATGAACAGCTTATCACCACGGTTAATTTCTTTAAGTTGTTGCATGATATCAAATTTCAATTGTTCAATATCGGTTAATGGAGTATGTAAAACACGATTCATATCAATTTGAAATGTTTCAAAATACTTAATCGGTGTTCCAAACTCTGAATCATAAAATAAAAGAATTGAATCTGGATATCTGTCCATGTAAGCTTTAGCCATCAACAAACTGAAAGCAGTCTTGAAGTGTTTTGATGGACCGGCCCACATTGTTAAACCTGGAATAATACCACCATCTAATTTACCAGACAAAGCAACATTGATCATTGGTACATTCGTTGGCACCATATCTTTTTCGGTAAAAAATTTAGATTTGGACAGTATTGCACTATCTTTAATTGTTGAATTCTTTTTAATCTTTTCAAGTAAACTCATAATAACTCCTGTTTTATAATATATCACATATACTTATACATCGGGTACTCATCCAAAGAAAGAATCTAAGGAGTTTACCTTCTCTGTTTTCCAACCGACACAATCTAAAATAACTTTAATCGGATCAATAAAGGCCTTTTCAAATTGCATATCATAATCAATAAACTCATGCATACCAAATTCTTTTGGTAAACGAACGGGATATGAAATAACATTATCTTTGAACGGGTTTGGTTGTTTTAGATAAGTAAATTTCAACTTCTCACCTTCTTGAATATAGGGATATTGCTTATCTAAACCCAGATTCTTCAAGTAATGGTTATAGGTGATTGCACCACGAACATGAATTGGCGTGCCTTTCTTGTACATAAGAACACTATCTGAATATTCTTTTAACCCATTACAGCCACGAGGAAAAGAAACTTCTTCAGGAGGCAATTCTTTGAATTGTTTTTTAAAGTCAGCAATGAATTTATGGATATCTTCTTCAGTTCCATTAACAATAAGGTTAATGGTTTGTTTCATCTTGTCACGGATAACCGATGGTGTTGATGACTTAACCATTTCAAGACCCATAACTTTCAGGTGTGGTTCATTATACTGAACACCTTCGTTATTATATACATTAAGAATGTATCGTTT